AATAACAGCCATTAACTTTGCAAACTTATTTTGCCCCTCTTCTGATCCTTTAAATGCTGCGCCCAAAGCCGCAATAGCAATTAGAACAAGCCCTATACCACTTGCCGCAATTGCCATACCTACAGTACGGAAACCCATAGAAACGCCTTTAAGAGACGTAACAAAGCCTTTTATTTTTGTAACCGCTCCACCCGTTGCTTTATCAATGGCGTCACCAAAACTCGCCCCGCTTTCCTTGGCTTTTTTTGTTTCGTCAGTAGTTTTTTTAAGGTCTGTATTTAATTTATTAACGCTTTGTTGAGCCTTATCCGTTTTTACTACAATTTCAACCTCCTTTTTAATCATTGCGAATCATTTTAAATTGCCTTTTTAATTTTTCTCTGCCTTGTTTTATGGTCTCTGGCATTCTGTATTTTCCCTTTGCTATCTCTATTATATCACTTTCTCCATAGTAGTCAAATGATTGTAAAGCATCTATTATTGTTGCTATCATATTAAAACGGTGTGTGATCTAAGGTTATTAAAAAATTTATGTCGTAAATAGAAGTAATTCCTAAAGATGAGTTAATAAATATTACACCATCATTAGCCATTAAATTACTACCAGCGAAATAATTTAATTCCATTGTAAAAGACTGCTCGGCGTTTGCTCCAAAAGAAAAGATTTCAGTTTTCTCGTTTACAACTAAAGGAGTTCCTACCGTTCCTAAATCTAAAAAGATATCGAACTTTCCGTTTACGTTGTTACTCTTGGCTTTAAATCTTATTTCGATGTTAAACTTTGCACCTAGAGCAAATGAAACTATTTTGTTACTCGTAGAATTAAAAGGAAATGTTCTTAATGGTTTCCATTGAGTAGAATTGGTAACGTTCGCATTATTGGTTAACGCTGCTTTGTTTCCTATTCCCTGAGTAATTACCAAAGGACTTGCCTCGGTGTACTGACTGTCTTCTATATAAAAAAAACCCGTTCCGTACTTAAGGTTATCAAGTGCTGTAATAAGCGTTGAAAACTCCGCGTTATTTGCGTTGATTTTACCCGCACCCGCGTTAAGGTCGTCAGTTCCTTGTATGTCTTGTATTGCCATTGTCTTAGTCGTTAAATGTTAATGTAGTATTACTCCAAAAAATAGTCTTACTTGAAAAGGTTATGAAACCAGTCTTATCTTGAAATACTGTTATAGTCGGATAGTTTAGATTATCAATGACCTCTATAACGCCCGCCCTTGCCGCTCCCGTTTTATTGTCAGATAGTGTAAATGATATGTTTTGACCGCTAGAAATTGTGCTACTTGCTAAAGTTATAAAACTATCTGATGTTACCACCTCAGCAAATGCCGCACCCGTATAATATACAGAACCGCTACTTTTAAAAGAGCCAGATACTTGCGATAACTTGCTTATATCTCCTACTTCTAATTTTGTAAACAAATCATTAAGTAAAACTAGCTTAGAGATACCCGTTGTTAAATCGCTATCGATATTATCTATGATATAACGATCTCCTTTAATGATTAATCTATCGTTAAGCCTTAGATTTGAGGCTATATTCACGGGTAGATTTGCGTTAATTGTGTACTGTCTGCGTTGCGGGCTGAAAACATCTGTTAAATAATCGTTATAAAAACGTGTGTAAAGGTTATCACTAAGCAAAGAGCCGTTATACTCGTTAAATTCCGCGTTAAATTGTGCGGTAAAACCATCAACTAAATTAATTGCATGGCTCGGAGTGTTAATAGTTACTAAAGGCACGTAAGTGTTGCCGCTAAAACCTATCAAGTTAGAGGTTGTTAACTGTAAATTAGGCGCATAAAGTAGAAAAGGTGCGTTGTTATACGTCTGTAAATCATTATCTACTATAAAACCGTATTGATTTGTACTAGGCAGCAACCTTTCAAATTGTGGATTCTCAAAAGGTAGTTCTATTGTCAAACTATCCTCCGAATCTATACCCTCTAAATCGTTTTCAAAGCCTCCGAATTGTTGTCCAAACTCAGCTTCATATTGTTGTGCTAATAAACTTTCTTGATCCTTATACCCGAAATTGATTTCGTTGTATAACCTGCCCCGATCAACGTCTAAAGTATCGATGTCTACGTAATCGGACACGTCTATAATGCTACCCGTGTTATACCATGACGGCAAGTCATTTACTAATAATGTACCGTTATCTAGCGGCTCAATAGTTAAATTAAAAGCCTTTACTATAGCCGCGAACCAATCCACCACTTTCATGTCAGATATTTGGTTTTTAATAAGTACTTGCGGTGTTGCTACGGAAACCGTTGTGGTGCTAGTTCTAGGATCAAAAGACTCAGCAACCCCGAAAGGAGGCATATATAACTCAGATTCATAAGTACACGTAACGTCTGCGTTTATTGCTCCGCTGCTTTCTATTTGATAACTAAATGTATATTGAGCGAAAGGTGCTAACCCAAAGTCGTAAGAAATTAAAGCGAACGTTACTGAGTTACTAGTAAAGGCTGATTCCGCTTGTCTAACACCATCAACTAAAAACACAATCCTATAAGGAGAAACCGTACCGTTAACCACTACGCTTGCTCTCATCTTACCTCTAAACCCATCGCGTGCGCCTTGTCTTCTATAAACGTTTACAGTAAACGACTCGACGTCCGTAACGCTTAACGGATTGGTAACGGTGTTACCGTTTCCTAAAGACATATAAAGCTGCTGCCACTCTTGACGCGCGAAAAAATCATTTGTAAATTCTAACTCGTATTTAGTTTCTATAGCTTTTAAAACCTCGTCGGCTTTTATTATTGGTTTTAATTCAGACCAAAGTACACCGCTTGTAAACGCGCTATCGTATTTTATATTTATATCGGTTGCCGTGTCTAATTGATTCTCCAAAAATGAAAACCTACGCTTATAAGAAAGTAAAGAGTATTTTATACCACCGTTAAAAAGGCTGTCTGTTAATCCTACTTGTATAGTGTTAGGGTCAAAATTATGATTTAAAGCAGATAAAGAGTCTAGGTCTGTTAACTTGTCGTCGCCTATCAAGTCTTTAATTTTAACAGTCGCACCAAAAAATTCTAAGTCATATTTTACTGGCACGTTGCTTTTTAAACTTGCACCGTTTAATTGTATTTTACCAACCTTATAAGTCACACCGCCTAAATCTATTCTTGCATCTACTTTTTTACGTGCGTCGAATCCGTTAACTATTTGAGCGTCATAGTAATGTTTAAAAATAGCATTGTTATTGTCGTCTGCTGGAATAGAAAACGACTGAGTAAAATCCGTGAAGACTTTAGTTAAATCTTGCAACGATTGTATAGACCTTTTGAGTCTTATCTTTTCGTCAGGAAACAACGTAATTCTTTTTTGTATAGTGGTTTCCCCTATTTTTTCGTATATGTATAAAGCTAAATCTATATTAGACATTTTGTACGGTATCAAATGATTCTTTAAAGTCAATTGTATAATTAATTAACTTATCGTTTATTTTACTTAAAATGCTTAACGACTTAGTGTCTACGTTAACGGGTACAAATGTACCAGCGTTATTAAAAAATACGTACTCGCTGTTTAAAACACCTCTTAACACCTCGTTTTGTGTCTCATTAATGTAGCCCGTGTTTAAGGTAATAGTTTCTCTAGCGTTCTTATTGCCGCTTTTATATAGGTGCTTTGTAATATCATAAGCACCACCAAAAACCGAGTTATTTTTAAATTCTCCCTCTTGTGTAAAGTCTACTTTGTTTTCTTTTGCCTTGTAAAAAGTAAAGGATTCAAACACCCCAAATTTGTTTAAAAACAAAATATCTTGCGGTGTAAATTTGCACTCTTCTACGACCTCAAATATAATGGTGTCATTAACAGAAAAATAACTAGAGACTAAGCCGTTTGTGTTAAAAAATAAATATTGTATTTTAGTCTCTACATTTGCCGCCTCCGTTAACGTGTGTGTAAATAGAGTTGTATTAGCATCGTTTTTGATTTCTATGTCCGTAAGGCTACCATCGTTTATATAAGGTATCATGATAACACCATTTTTTAATACTTGGTTGTTTACTGAGGTCAAAAGTACCTCGCTTGCTGTCTCTAAATAAGTTGCGTTATCTGAGTAACTAGAAAAGCCGCGGGTTGTAATTAAGTTCGCTAGTCTTTCGGCTGGTGTTACACTTAGATTTGTGGAGGTGGTTATGGTTGTACCTATTACCGATCCTGCTGTACTTGATAACACACCGTTAGTAGTTTGATACACGGGTTTAGGGTTAAGAAAATCTAAAGCAAACCTAGAGATAAGCACGTCGAAATGTTCCCAGTTTGTACTAGGTCTTAAAACTTTTTTGTTATAATTAGGAACTCCTAAAGCGTCCGTTAAGTCGCCTAGTCTAAAGTACATTTTAACATCGATGTTTGATTCCGTTGTTATCGGTGTAGTTAAGTAATAGTTAGAACGCGCTAACATTATACCGCCCGTTGCAGCTGCTGGTATAGAGTAGTTTCTTATTACAGTAGAAAACTTGGGCAAGTTTGCAGAGCCCGTGATAACGCTTTGAAATTGGTATGTGTCAACGGTGCTTTTTATAGTTACAACCGCGCCCGCTATGGTAGTTTCATATTCGCCACTTGGGACAAAGTCTAAATCTATTGCGTCTTTATAGAATTGTGCTTGTGTTGATGCGTTACTACCTTGTGTGAATTCGTTAGCGGCTGATCTAGTCGTTACGATTATTTCACGCAATTTAAAAAACACGTTTGTACTAACGTTTAATATTGATAAGTTAAAACCCGAGGTGCTCGAGTCGCTAATTAAAGCATCTGTAAAAGTGATATCGATCTCTGAGAATGTAGCCATAATATTATAACGATAAATGTCGTATATTTGTTTAAAATAATATATGTATGGATCACATTGATAAAATGATCAAAGATTTTGAAGACTCAATTAGAGTTAAATTTAAAAGAGGTATTACATATGAAGGGCAGGAAAGGGAGGTTCTAGTTAAAGCCATACAAAACAACCCTAGACACTCTTGGGAGTTAACAGCTGACGGGGTTGTTTATCCTAAAGGTAAAAAGACTATTCAAAAAAATACAAAGGTTTACTTTAGAAACGATTTGAAACTTACAGAGCGCGAAGATGTTTTTCTAAGGTACTTTAAAAAATATACATACAGTTATAGCTGGAGTAGTTTTAAAATATTAAGAACTTATTTTGTACCTCATAGAAGAAAGCAAAGAGATGCAACCATACAGACTAAGCCAGTCGTTAAGTGTTACGTTACATTTCATGATTTTATAAAGAAATACAAAGGCAACAAGTTTTTAGTTCCTGACAACTTTGACCGAGGCTATGTTAAAGACCCTATTATTGAAGATCATTTAATCACATACAAAGAGGCTCAAAAATTAAGTAGTAGTGAATTTTAGTAGGTCGTCAAGTTCTAAAGAGTAAGCCTCTACTAGATCGTTAGGCAACTTGTTAAATTCATTCTCAAAAGGAGTAGTAAAAAATTTAGTCGGCTTTAATCCTTTTTTAAATACAGAATTAGAAACCGCAAAGCCAAAGGATTTATAAGAAGTAAAACGACCGTTTGCGCCACGTGGTTTGATTCCTTTTTGCTTAGCCCATTTTTCAAATATTTGCGCTGGTGGTTTCTTAGTCTTGTAAGAAAAGGGCGTATTAAATTTACGCTCAGTACCACTTACTCCCGCATCTTGAAAATTCCAATAAGGAGTTAACGGAAAAGATAAGCTAAAGGAATTAGGGCTAACGGTTAAATCATATTTTGTTCCCTTGTATAAATCCCCGCTTACATTCTTTTTAAGGCGTGTTAAATTAGATCGTGATTGCTGTTGTACCCGTTTACCGAATGTATCTAACGCTTTCTCTATGGACATATACTCATAATATCGTTAGGAACTTCTATAAGCATATCTAGCTGATAACCTATCAATCCGTTTTTTTGTTCTCCTACTTTGTTAAAAGTGCTATTGCCAGATACACTTATAACCGCGTTACGTGCTAACTCATTATAAGCGCGTCTAAGAGACTGCAGAGAGGTATTGTATATATCTTGCCTATTATCGTTGGTCGTGAATTTGTCGGTGCTTATGATCTTATTAAAATCTACTTGGTCAATAACTTGTAGGGAGACGTTAAACTGAAAATTATTTTCTGTAAATGTACCATCATCAGCATCTATATGTGCTAAGGGATATATGTTTTTATTAGCAATATCTATGCGATCTAATTGTTCTCCCTCGGTTACGGTGTTAATATCTATGTCAGCCGATAGGATTAAAAGAAGATAATTTAGTAGTTGTGTGTATGCGTTCATACTATTATAACGATAAACTACTATTTTTGTTTACTCTACGTGTTTTTGTCCCGTTAACAGTTCAAGAGTTTTAATTAATCGTTTCTTTGCTCTTTTCATTCTGTAATATCTAAAGCAACCCACCCTATAGATTAATTCACTTTCTTCAATACCCGTGTCACTCTTTGCTATTAGTAATTCTTGCAAGTCTCCTGCTAATCCGCAGTATTTTCTAAATGTTACTTTCATGTTATTCTTTTTGTTTAGATACCTTGTGTAAGTCGTTATGGTAGGACATGTCTAAAAACGCTTCATGTACTCGCATTTGTTCGGCTTGCTCCATCGTAAAGTTAAAGGACGCCATCAACACTCTTATATGATGATACCATCCCCAGCGCTTGCCAAAGTTTTCTTTTATGTTTGTTGCGTCTTCTGTTCCGTTTGATTGGAATACCTCAGGGTACAACTCAGCAATACGTGCCTTAAATCCAAAAAAAAACCTACAGCAGAATAAACTACATTCATAGGTAATTGGTGTATTAAGTCTATATGCTTAGCCTCTCCATCGTATTTATTTATAGAGTAAGACTTACCTAGCTTTTGATTGATCGGTCTATAAAGAACGCTCATGAACTCATCTAATCGGCTTTCGTCCTCTGTATAAAATAACTCCATGTCTCCATATTCAGAAACGCTTATGTCGTCCAAATTAGGAATGAAACCTAGCCCTTTATATTGCAGGATTAAGTCTCCTGCGTTTTCGTCTAATGTAGCGGTAAGAATATCTACAATCTCTTTATAATCCTTTATAGGTATTTGATCCACTTCTTTAAGGCTTAACTTACAAAATACGCTTACCATCTTTTTATCGGCTTTGTCTTTTGTGATTTCTTTGTTAGCGTTTATATACTGGTTGTAAGTCATGAATTGGATTAACGTAATCTCGCTTAGTTCTGTAGGTGTGTTTATTGTCATGTGTCAAATATACATAAAAAAACCTTATCGATTAAAGTAAGGTTAAATATTATTCTCTGATTCTCTTAGACTCTTTTATTTTGTATAGAGGCTTTAGATTAGGCATTGCTTTTAAAAACTCTTTTTTACTCTTATAGTGACATGATGTAACTAAATATTCTTCTCTGTATGTAGAATAATAAACATAAAGCCATTCATATACTGACTCTTCTTTTATTATCTCAGCCCATAAGCCATCCCTAAATATTAAATTACAATTACCTATTTCCCCTATCCAAAGACTTTGACCGTCTAAGAAATAATAGTTTTTAGTATTATTAACACAAGTATATCCACTTAAACTCTTATGATTACCACTTTTATACCCTCGTTTCTTTGCCTCTGCTATAAGGGCTGTTGATACTTCTTCGTCTGTTGCTGGTACTCTATCAAATAAAGCATCAAAACTCCAACGGCTGTGAAAAGTCCCATTAAAAAATCCGTAGGTCTTTTCTTTGTTGTTCCAAACCAACAAGCTGTTGTGTTTTCTATACCACTTACCGACTTCTAACGTTACCTCAAACAAAGCGGGAAAATCTTTCTCTATCCTAGTCTTAAATGATTGGCACGCGTCTTCGTGGTAGCTTTTAATAGTTTCTTCTTTTACTTCTATAGTGTCTGGTTCAAAAGTCCAACCGTTAGCCATAAGAATCTCTTTGCGTTTTTTAATTTCTTTTATTTTCATAATATTGTTTTTTAGTTTGTGTAAATGTAATGCTTTTTTATTAAATAGCTTTAGTAAGTTCGTATATCTTTATTACGACACATGATAAACCCCTTTAGGCTTTCCGAATAATTCCATTATACAATAGCGAATACCGTCGATTGCGTGGTTATTCATGTCGATAGGCTTGTTTAATCTCTCCCCCGTTCTAGTCTTTGCCCAGGTGTAAGACTGAAATTCTTTTATAACGTTCTTAGATCGCTTAGTTATAATGATGTCTTGCTCTTGCATTAAACCAATACCAAAGTTAATGCTGTCCGCACCTTTCTTTGCTGCTATCACTCTTATACCACCTCGCTTAATTTCGGCTATGCTCTTAGGTTCTGCTGCATCAGCGTATATATACAGAGCCGTGCCGATAGATTGTTGTTTACACAGCCTTATAATGTCAGAATTAAGTAAGCCCGTAGAATATACCTCTTCATCTAGAATAATGCTATCGTTGTATTTGTAGATTGATGTTATAGCGGTAGGATCATTTGTATAACCAAAATCCATTCCATGGCCTAATAACCTTGCGCCCTCTGGAAGTTGATCTACTTGCTTAAACGATTCAAATATGACGCCCTCAATACCGCCCGTATTACCTAGTCCGTACACTTGCCATTTGTTAGCCCAGTATTCGCTTTTTATAGTGCCGTCCTCGTTGTAACCTTTCTCTTTGTATCTTAATATTTCGGCTCGTTCTTCTTTGCTTAGATACTCATTATCTAGAAACGTTAACTTAATAAAGTCGCAGTCGTTGCGCGGTATAACCTCTGAATGCGCCCAAAATTCTACGTTTGGATTATAGTCAATTATAATGCGCTTGGCTCTACTGGTTAACTCTCGGTAAGATTCAAAGTTAATTTTGTTCGCCTCATTGACATACACAAGGTCGGAACGCAAACCCTTACCGACATCATCCTTATCCAATCCTATAAAGCGTATAAACGAGCCAGTAGGGAAAACGATCTTAGGAGATCCAAAATCGATACCCGTCATCTTGCATTTAATGCCTAGTTGATCGATTATATTAATACAGTCTTTTAAGACGGTGTCACGCATCTTTGATAGTTCAGAGGACACAATGTAACATTCCTTTTTAGGGTTAGCCATAAGGTTATTTACAATAATCATACAAGTGCTATAAGTCTTAGCCGCTCCTTGTGATCCTTGCAAACACCAAATGCGCTTTTTTAAGGCGCATATTTTATTAAGGGCTGTTGTTACTTTAATCACTAAGTGGGTCTATGCTTAAAAATTGAGGTTGTATTTTATCTCCTCCGCTGGTAACGTCTACAGATTGCTTAGGCTTTCCGTAGAGGTACTCAAAGAATAGTTTAACCGCCCACGATTGATCGTTATCTAAACCGCTTTCAAGTGCCTTATATCCTTTGCCGATTAGAGGCGTTAATTTTTCAACTAACTTTTGCTCCTCTGCTTTTGGTTTGCGTCCAGCGTTCTTA